ATTTGTTGCAGACATCTACATTAAACCCGCAAGATCAATTAACTTCATTGGTCTTAACTTTATTGCCACCAAGACTGGTGTTGATTTTGAAGAAGTAATCGGAAACTTTTAATTTAGAGGTTTAAACTACCATGGCAACTAGACAACAATTAAATCCACCTCCACTAAGAAAGATTACTGACTTTAAAAGTAAGTTAACAGGTGGTGGCGCTAGAAGTAATCTCTTTGAGGTTGTTCTTTCATTCCCAGATATTGCTCCTGCAGATACCAATGTTCTTGACAAGGCAAGATTTTTAGTGAAAGGTGCAAATCTTCCTGCTTCTAATGTTGCTCCTATCGATGTTCCCTTTAGAGGAAGAACTCTAAAGGTTGCTGGAGATAGAACATTTGAAAGTTGGACAGTTACAGTTATTAACGATACTGACTTTGCTATTCGTTCTGCTTTTGAAAATTGGATGAATAGAATTAACAGAGTTTCCGATAATACTGGTGAAACAGATCCAACAGCATATACTGCAGATGCTTTTGTTTATCAACTTGACCGCGATGGATCAACATTGAGAGCATATCATTTTTATGATATTTTCCCAACTTCTATTGGAGCAATTACACTTGACTATGGCACATCTACTATTCAAGAATTCCCTGTAGAGTTCCAAATTCTCTGGTGGGAAGCAATGAAAGGTAATTCTCCAGCAGCTGGTGGAGAAGATATTAACTAAATAACTCATACAAGTAGTTTAATAAAAATTATAAGATGGCGAAACTTTTTGGTTTTTCGATTGAAAGTAGTGATAACAAACCCAAATCTGTAGTTTCCCCCGTTCCTCCTAGTAATGAGGACGGGGTTGACTATTTTATTCAGTCTGGATTTTATGGACAATATGTAGATATTGAGGGTGTTTATAGAACTGAGTATGATTTAATTCGTCGTTATCGTGAAATGGCACTTCATCCTGAGTGTGATAATGCTATTGAAAGTGTTGTAAATGAAGCGATTGTTAGTGACCTTTATGATTCTCCAGTAGAAATTGAATTATCGAACTTAAATGCAAGTGATCGTTTAAAAGAAGTTATAAGAGCAGAATTTAAATATATTAAAGAAATCATGGACTTTGATAAAAAGTCTCATGAAATTTTTAGAAATTGGTATGTGGATGGTCGTTTATTTTATCTTAAAGTAATTGATCAAAAAAATCCTGAAGCAGGTATTCAGGAATTAAGATATATTGATCCAATGAAAGTAAAACATGTTCGTCAAGAGAAAAAGACGGGCAATGATGTAAATGGAACAAGAAATTTAAATTTATTGTCAAGATCTTTCGGACAAGAGCAAGAATATAATTTTCCAGAAATTGAAGAATACTTCATTTATACTCCTACTCCAAATTTCCCAACAGGAACAATTAGCGGTGGATCTAAAAAAGGAGTTAAGATTGCAAAAGACTCAATTACATATTGCACTTCGGGATTAGTTGATAGAAATAAAGGAACAATTCTTTCTTATCTACACAAGGCAATTAAAGCACTTAATCAGTTAAGAATGATTGAGGACTCTCTAGTTATCTATAGACTATCTAGAGCACCAGAGCGTCGTATTTTTTACATTGATGTTGGCAATCTACCTAAAGTAAAAGCAGAGCAATACTTGAAAGAGGTTATGTCTCGTTATCGTAATAAACTTGTTTATGATGCAAATACTGGTGAAGTTCGTGATGATCGTAAGTTCATGAGTATGCTTGAAGACTTTTGGCTTCCAAGAAGAGAAGGTGGTAGAGGAACTGAAATTACCACTCTTCCTGGTGGTCAAAATCTTGGTGAACTTTCGGATATTGAATATTTTCAGAAAAAACTTTATAGAGCACTTGGAGTTCCAGAAACAAGGATTGCTGGTGGTGGTGATGGATTTAATCTTGGAAGATCATCTGAAATTTTAAGAGATGAATTAATGTTCTCAAAGTTTGTTGGTCGTTTGAGAAAGAGATTTGCTAATCTTTTTAATGATATTCTTCGCACACAACTACTATTAAAAAATATAGTTTCCCCAGAAGATTGGGAGCAAATGAGTGACCATATTCAATATGACTTTTTGTATGATAATCATTTTTCAGAATTAAAAGAAGCAGAACTACTAACCAACAGATTAACACTTGCAACTACAATTGAACCTTATATTGGAAAGTATTATTCGACAGAATATGTTCGTAAAAAGATTCTACGTCAAACTGACTCAGAAATTATAGAAATTGATCTTCAAATTGAAGATGAAATTGCTAAAGGTATTTTACCAGATCCAAATGCTCCAGTTGACGAGATGGGAAATCCATTACCTAGTGGTGAAGAAACTGCTGGACAAGCAATTGAACAAGGTGCAGGTGGTGAAGTTCCAATAGAACCTACTATAGATGCTACAGCAGTAGAAATACCAGAACCCAAAGGTGGAAAAATATAAATAACCATATAATAATAAACAATTTTTATGGAAGAACTTATCGATTTGATTGCAACTGATGGATCTCCATCTGATGTTTCTGATGTGATTAAACAATTACTTTATGCAAAATCTGCAGAAAAAATAGAATATATTCGACCAGAAGTTGCAACAATGATGTTTGATAATAGTGATCAAACAGGAGATGATGAATAATGGCAATAAAAGTAGTTCAAAATGTAAATAGAATTTCCCCAACAGTCTCTATTGCTGCAACTAGTGATCCAATTGCTTTGAAAAGTGGTTATATCCGGGTTGCTGCAGGATTGACTGCAGTTTATGTCGAAACAGGGGGAAATCCTACTGTTACTACTAATTCATTTTATGTTTCACCATATGGAAATGAAGTGTTAAAGGAGAGAATTGCTAGGCAAAAGGTTGCAGGGATTACAACTGGATCGTCTACAGTTATTACATTCCCAAATAATGCTGGCAATCCTTTTATTATTGGAGATTATGTAACAATTGAAAATGCACAACCGTCTGGAATAAATACTATCCATCAGTTAGTCACAGATTTAACAGAATCTACCCTAACAATATCAGCAGATACATCATCTGTTGTTGGAGTTATTACAGTCACAGAAGCAATAGTATCAAGAAGTGTTAAGGTTGCTGCTCTTGCTGATAGTGGTGCAACAAATTTAAGTATTACAGAAGTAGTCCAATTAGTTTCCGAATAAAATGAAACTCATCACAGAAGAAGTACAAAAGGTAGAATTTATTACCGAAGGTAAAGGTTCTTCCCAAAAATGCTACATTAAAGGCATTTTCTTACAGGCAGAACAAATTAATCGAAATGGTAGAATGTACCCTCTTTCAATTATGGAAAGAGAAGTAAATAGATATAATGAAAATTTTGTACAAAAAGGTCGTGCTCTTGGAGAACTTGGACACCCCGATGGTCCAACAGTAAACCTAGATAGAGTTTCACATAAAATTTGTGAACTTTATAGAGATGGTAATAACTTTATCGGTAAGGCACAGATTCTTGAAACTCCCATGGGTAAAATTGCATCTTCTTTAATTAAGGAAGGTGTTTGTCTTGGTGTTTCTTCTCGCGGTGTTGGATCATTAAAAGTAACTAATGAAGGTCATAAAATTGTTGGTGAAGATTTCATGTTAGCAACCGCTGCTGATATTGTTGCCGACCCTTCTGCACCTGATGCATTCGTTCAGGGAATTATGGAAGGTAAAGAGTGGATTTGGGAAGGTGGAATTCTTCGTGAAAGACTTGCCGAACAAACTCAAAGAAAAATTAATACCTTAGTTGATGAAAAAAGACTTCAGGAACATAAGATTGAATTGTTCCAAGAATTTCTTTCAAATCTTTAATTTATAAATAAATATAGATTATAACACAATCAATCAAAATGTCCGTTGGTAGAAATTTACAAGAAATGGAAAACGTAGTAACCAAAGGGGCTGCACCTGCCGAACCAATGAGCACAATTGCACAGAATGCTTCTGGAGTCATGATTCCTGGGCAAACTGGTAGTTGGGAGGATTTGGGTGGACCTACCCCAGAAAATTATCGTCCAGACGATGATTCTGCAACACTCAAAACTCCTGGAGCGACTCTTGCTCAGGTAAAAAATGTAGTTAATGCTAAAGCAGCAGCTGCAGAACCTATGCCAACAATGGCAAAGGAAGAAGTTGATGAGGAAGAAGATCTTGTCGATGAAGAAGAACTCGACGAAGATGAAGAAGTAGTAGAAGAAGTAGAAGAAGAGGAAGTTGTTGAAGAAGAATTCGACATTGAAGAAGATGTCAATGCTCTCCTTGAAGGCGAAGAACTTTCTGAAGAGTTCCAAGAAAAAGCACGCACTATTTTTGAAGCTGCTATTCGTTCAAAAGTTTCTGAAATCAAAGAAGAACTTCAAGAAACTTATGAAAATGCACTCATTGAAGAGGTTCAGTTTATCAAAGAAGAACTAACTGAGCGTGTAGACGCTTATCTTGAGTATGTTGCTGACGAGTGGATTCAAGAGAATGCACTTGCCATTGAGCACGGTCTCAAGACTGAAATGACCGAATCATTCCTTGAAGGAATGAGAAGTCTTTTTGAAGATCATTATGTTTCAATCCCTGAAGATAGATATGATGTAATCGAGAGTATGGTAGATAAACTTGATGAAATGGAAGAAAAACTCAACGAGCAAATAGAAAGAAATATTGCTCTTAATAGTAGATTAGCAGAGTCAGTTGCTGATGTAATTTTTGCAGATGTCACTGAGGGTCTTGCACTTTCTCAGAAGGACAAACTCGCTTCTCTTGCAGAAAATGTTGAGTTTGATAGTGAAGAAAACTATCGTGAGAAACTGGTAACTCTGAGGGAATCATATTTCCCAACAAATACTAGTGCTCAAAGAGATGTAACTGAGAATTTATCAGAAGAAGTTTCTTATGGAGAATATGAACAATCTTCAGTTTCCCCAATTATGGAAGCATATCTTCAGACTCTCAGTAGAGTCGCTAACAAGTGATTTTTAGATTATAAATCAAACAAAACTTTTTAAAGAGGTAAAAATCAAATGCAGATGTACAACACCGAATATCTGCAGGAGAAGTGGTCACCGATCCTTGACTATCAAGGAATGGATCAAATCAAAGATTCACATCGTAGAGCGGTAACTGCTATCCTGCTAGAAAACCAAGAGAGAGAACTCCGTGAAGAGCGTTCTTTCCTTAGCGAAGCTTCCCCAACTAACTCTGCCGGTACTGGTGGTTTTAGTGGTAGTGCAGCTGGTTCAACAGGTTCTCCTGTTGCTGGTTTCGACCCCGTTCTGATCTCACTGATCAGACGCTCGATGCCTAACCTGATTGCTTATGATCTGTGTGGCGTTCAACCAATGAACGGTCCTACCGGACTCATCTTCGCAATGCGTTCGCGCTATCAGAATCAGAGTGGTGCTGAGACATTCTACAATGAAGTAGATTCCGCATTCTCTGGTCAAAACAACACCCGTAACCTCACCGCAGGTTTCACTGACGGAACTGTTGGTCTTGGTACTACTGCTCAAGGTGGTACTAACCCATCGATTCTTTCTACAACCAACCAAACTGCTAACGCTGCCCCTGGTGCTGACCAGTACAACGTTGGTGAGGGTATGACCACTGGTAATGCTGAAGCACTTGGCGACGGCAACACCAACTACTTTAACGAGATGGCATTCTCGATTGAGAAGCTAACCGTTACTGCTAAGTCACGCGCTCTGAAGGCAGAATACTCACTTGAACTCGCACAAGACCTGAAGGCAATTCATGGTCTGAAT